TTGAGGATATGGGCTACACATTCGGCCTTGGTAAGGTCACTACCTTGAGGGGTGCAAGGGCTCGTGTTCGTCGTGTGATGTCTAATCAGTATGGCATTGATCTTTCTCGCGTGAAGCTTGAAAGGTCAACTAATGCTATTGATTATTTTCGCGCTAATCGTATTGATCACTGAGGAGGTAAACACATGTGGTATTTTATCATCACCAATGATGGTTTTCAGGTGTTTGAGATTCTGTCTGACTGCGTGAAGCCTAGCGGAATGTTTTATACGACGTCGTTGAAAGCGTCTTTGGACGGTGTACTATCTCACATCCGCAGCGCCTATGTTGGCATGGATGTGAGCGTTGATATTGATAATGCCACGTTTGATCTTGATAGTACTATGGTTGGAATGGTTAAGGTGGTGTTGGTATGATTGGAGGCCATATTGTGAAATGGCATTATTTCAATGTCCTTGACGAGTATCTTGGAATATATCAGCAGTTTCGTTGGCGTGAAGCGCCGTGTGATTTTAGCAGTCCGAGTGGGGTTGGTTACCAATTCCAGCTGTATTGCGGACTTTGTGGCAAGTATGACAAGATCGCGGATTTTATCAACTTGGATGACGGTATTGAGTACTGCCGCAATTATGATTTTAGGTATTTTTACAGAGATTTTCATATGTTCTGAGGTGGTATAATGGTTGGCATGATTGTTGCTGTCTGTATTCTTTTTGCACTGTTTTTTACGACGGCCGCTACAGTGTTTTGTGAGTTGCCGTGCACTGCTCGTGATGTGTTGTGTTTTTTGGCCATGCTTGCGGTGAGTATGGTGCTCGTATTGTTTTTCGTGTTGAAAGGTTTCTGACATGGCTAGGGATGATGTGAATGTTGCTGTGTTTGTGTCACCGTTTGAGCGTGGTGGCGTACGCTTGTGGTATTGTCCTCACGCTTGTCGGTATGAGCTTCGATATGTCGTCCAGTTTCGTACGGCGGGTGGTGAGGTGTGTGATGCGTCAGCCTTGTGCGCCTATGATGCTGGTGACGGTTCTCAGGTGGTTGATCTGATGCTGGACGCCATCGACATTGCCTTCACCCCTCTTATGGATAGGGATTGATATGTATTTTCGTGGCTGGATTCATTCTTGGATATGTGGGGATTGTCTTGATGCTCACGTGTATTGGCGGTTGAGGGCGTTTTGGGTGGGCGTGAAACGTAAGGGTAGCGCCTTTGCGCCGCCGAGACGATGCCCGAATGCCGACTTGTGGTTTGATATGTGGCGGCTTGGTGCCGAGTCCGGCGATGAGGGATTGGAGTTTTGATCATGTATGAGACGTTTGTCGCATTAGCGTATTTGCGTCATGATGATAAGCCGCCTATCGAAGTGGGGTATGCCACGTCGTATGATAAGGCTGCCGATCTGATTCGTAAGTGGGCGTCGATTCCATCGCATGTCAAGGATGTGTCGTATTTTCGGGTGGAGAGACGGTATTATGTTTAATCGCGGCAATGATCGTATGCCAATCTATCGCATGCGCCGGTTTGACGATGCGATCATGGAATCGCCCCGTATTGTCAAGGCCATGCGTGGACACTCCCGTGAACTCAATCTCAAACGGTATGACATGGGCTATGGCGATTTTGAAACGTGTTGCCGTGCGGTCAATATGCTGTGCGAGTTGTGGCGTGAAGCGCCTAGCGTGTGGTTTACGCAATCCGTTATCGCGGTATCGCAGATTTGCGGGAGCATGTGCATTGGTGATGGACTCGCCGCCGCCCTCTCTCGCACGTATGATGTGGAATATTTGGACGGTTCTGTCAACCCGCCGAACCTGATTGCATGGTGCGCCGTGTGCGCGGTCAAGGGTGCCACGTCGTATGACTGTTGCACGATTTTCGATAATCCTCAAGCGCAAAACCTGATTATCGCCGTGTACAAAAATTTTGACAGACTGGACACAACTCGCTATAATGATTGCGAGTTAGAAAAAATCTTACTACAGGGGAGGTAACAATTGGCTAGAACCAAGACTGACATTTTCCGCACGCGAGTCTATGCCGTACTTAAGGGCATGGAGCTGATTGACGGCGATTTTATGGAAGCCGAGCACGTTATTGACGGGCGCTTGAAGGATGCTCGTGCGTATTCGATTCGTGCGAAAAAACTGTTTCCGAATTTCATTCCACGTTCCATCAATATTTTCTCGCAAAAGGTTTCCATGAATGAGGAGACTTTTTATAAGTATGCGACTTTTGAGGAACCTCAGGAGTGGAACCCCGAAGAGCACACAAACAAACGACACGCCGACGTTGAAAATAATGACGGCATGTGATATAAAAAATTTTAGGCATAAGCCTGAAAACAAAAACAACAATACCGTAAGGGAAGGTAAATATCATGGAAAACACTGACACCGCGCTTGTTGCGTTCAATACCGAAAGCACCGAACTCGGTACCGTCCAGCACTTCATCGACACCTCTACCCGCGAAGGCAAAATCAAGCTGTACTCGGCATTGCAGAACGCCGAAAAGCTCGACGAACACCTTAATGAAACGCTGAACATGGTGAATGCCGTCGCACAGGCTGTACAGGTCACGGACGATCAGACCGGCGAGGTTTCCAGTACCGTGCGTGTCATCATCGTGACCGACGATAACAGGGCGTATGCGGCCACCTCCCCCACGTTGGCTGCAGGGTTGAATACCATGTTCGGCATCTTCGGAACGCCGAACACTTGGGAAGCGCCATTGGCTATCAAGGTGGTGGAACGTCGTTCCCGTCGCGGCTTCAAGTTTTTCAGCATCGAGCCGGTGGATGATCAGGAAGCCAAGTGAGCTTGCTATAATAATGTAAGTAGCGTTCGTTCATAGAGAGCACCCAATCTTGGGTGCTCTCGCCATGTTACAAGAGGTGCGCACTATGTCCCGAAGCCGCAGACAGAAACATGTCAAGGCACGTCAGGCCGCGCAAGCCCGCGCCGCACGCAACATCACACAGCTCGGCTCCTATTCCCATTCGAATCTCGCCAAAACCGCCGACCAGCAACTAGTCAACATTGCGAAAACCTTGGGCAAGGAGTGGGAGCGGCAGAAGAAACAGGCTATCGCGGAGGCGAAATCAACCCCCTACCATGCTACCGCCGTGGAAAAACCGACGAAAAAAGACATTATGTTTGCCCAGCGCACACCCATCACGAACGCACAAATCGACGCGGAACCCGTAGCGAAACGACGCAAACTCCTACGTCAGCAGCAGCGGAAAATCAATATGGCACGACGGAAAATCAACGAATGGAACAAGCTTCAGGCCATGCCCCAGCGAAGCGTGTACGATCAGCGCATAGCAGAGCTTGAGGGCACCACGGGCGAGGGTTTCGGACGCACTCAGATCATCCCATCAAAACTCACCGACTTTCTGCAGATGACCAACGTTTTAAGTGACGAAGCATTCGTTCGCTCCCAATTGGAGAGCGGGCGACGGAACGAACTGCGGGAGCAGATGCATGATGTGGCCGAAATCCTTGGGCTTCGTACCGAACAGAAACGCAAGCCTTCCGAAAACCGGAAGAAAACCGACCACCCCGACTTGTATGGTGAGCATGAATGGCCGTCCTACATGGATCGCGGACGGTACGAGATTTTCGAGAAAATCTTAGGTACCACGCTTGGCTCGAAACGGTTGAAACGGTTCCGTCAACTGTCTGCCGCGCAAAAGCGTGCGTTTATCGAAATGACGGACGCCCCCCGAATCGTGTTCGACTGGACGGTATACGACCCCGTTCGACACGGTTTCACCTCCGTATTTCGAGACAATAGCGAGGGCTATCAGCGTTCCCGAAGGCAGTTCGATCGGTGGTTGTCGGAAGCTGGCGCGCTGGACAAGTAGCGGTTATCGACCAAGGGAAGTTATACTATGGCAGTGCGAGGCAATAGGGTGGGATTATGGTGTGCGGATAACGTCATACGATTCACGGACGGAACCGTCTTGTGGGACATTACCGCGCCTAACCGACTGTTGGCGTCCATCATGTCGGGCGGCAAACTCACCGTCTATGTAGCTAATCCCGATGTTTTAGACCCGTTTATCGCGCACGTCGTACACTCACTACCCCACAGTGAGAACAACGCAGACCTAAGTTGGGACGCCATCGTCTCGAAAAAGGGGAAATTTTTCAGCTTCACGGTACGCATTGACCGCAACAATTCCGCCCGTTTTTTTGACATATCGAATCTTTTGCGCGAAAACTGCCGCCTCACCATGACCGACGCCCAACTGCTCAACATTCTGCGCAAATACGATCAGCGCGGACTGTGCAAGATCACGGCGGGCGGTGCAAGCATGGAAGCTTTTGCGGCAGGCGAGTGGAAATGGTATTACGACAAATTTCCACAGCTCGAACCCGAGGATAAAAAGTCATTGCATGATGCTTATATCGGCGGATTCATGCTAGCCAAAGAAGGGGCATATGGCAAGGCTATCGACGTTGACTGCAATTCCATGTATCCAAGTATCTTACGTGACGAATGGCTGCCATGGGGATTGCCGGAACCATACGAAGGCGGATACGTGCAAGATGATGACATGCCGTTGCATTGCGACGAACTCACGTTCCGTGCGGAACTCAAACCAGACGGATACCCCTTTCTACTCGACAATCGTAGTGTCTATGGGTTGAACCGACTGACCAGTACGAGGGGGTATATAACAAGAGTATTGACCGATATTGACCAGCAATTGCTCTACGACAATTACGAGACGACTGTATACAAGCGTGTGCGAGGGTGGAAATTCCGCCGCTCCAAGGGCTTTTTCCGGTCATTCGTCGATGAATGGGGAGCATTGAAACAGCGGGCGACGGGCGAGGAACGGCACATGGCGAAACTGATCATGAACGCGCTGGTCGGCAAAATGGCTAGCCTACCCAAAGGTGCCGTCATGCTCCCCACCTCCAAAGACGGCATTACATTGGACTGGGATATTGCCCAGCGTGAGGAATCGACTCTGAAAACCGATTTTCTCCCCGTACCCATATGGGTTAACGCCTACGCGAGAAAAAAGCTTATGACCGTCTGTCACGCGAACGCGGATAGATTATTGTATGCCAATACGGACGGGTGCATCCTATCCGGTTGGGAGCCCGTGCGATCATGTGACATACACTCGACCGAACTTGGAAAATGGAGATCGCCGCCCGATACGAAAAGCTTACGTATTAGGCATGAACCGGTATCAAGGATGGCGGGAAGACGGGGAAGTTGATGTATGCATGGCCGGAAACATGTTTGCACAGCCTATCCCCTACGAACGGTTCCGGCATGGTGTGCAAATCGTGGATGATTACGGAACGATGGTCATGCTATAATACTTATTGTCTTCCTGAGCGTCGATTTTCGACTGGGAGCGACACGGGTCGGACTGCCACGGCTGAAAACGCCGCCGACCGTGAACATCACTATCGTGGCGGTAGTGCCCTACGATTGTCAACTCGCGCTCACATAAGACATTTCGACCCCGCGTGATTGCGGGGTCATGTATTTCTTCCGCCGCATGATATAATTTTGGTGGAAACATTATCGATCGTAAGGAGCTTGCATGGCAGACTCAAATACCGGTGGCGAGGAAAACACCACCCCACCGCCGACCGAAGAGGAACGGCGGACCGAAACCGTGGACGATGAGGTCAAGCCGCAGAAGCCGGAACCGGAGTCAGTTCCGTCGCAGCCGGACGTATCCGCGCGACTTGACGCCATCGAACAGGATATCGCCACGATCAAGGCCATGATGGACACGCTCGGCTACAATGACCCCGCACTGTCCGACAATGACGGCGATGGCGACAATGATGGCGACGTCGAGTCCATCGAAGATTTGTTCGACTAACAGGAAAGGTATAAGCAATGTCCAATATTCGACCATTGGCCGGCAAGGGTGACGTTGAAATCTTCAACGCCATCCGCAACGCCACCAGCCCCCAGTTCCAGACACGAATTCCAAGCGCCACGCAAGGCAATATCCGCAACGCCGTGGACACCATGCGCAATTTCCCATACTTGCGCGACGAATTCACGGGCGTCCTGATTCAACGTCTGATCGGCCTGTACATCCAGCACGCCGATTGGGATGATCCGTTGAAGCTGATCGGCTCCCCCCGCACCCTCAAGCGCTATGGGTCCACGTATGAGCAGGCGGCGGTCGGTTTGATCAAGGCACACACCCGCAATCTCAATAAGGAGTACCTTGGCGACGACGTGTACGGACGCTATTCGCTTCCAACCGCAAGCGTATTCCACCCGCTCACGTTCGACCACTATTATCCGGTCACCATTCCGGAAGACGCCCTGTTGACCGCGTTCGACGGCGAAAGTGGCATGTCGGATTATATCGCTGAAATCATGAACGCGCCGGTCCTGTCCGACCGCAATGATATGTACGTCATGAAAACGCAGACGTTCGCCGAGTACGCCCGTAAGGGCGGCTTTTACCGCGTCCACACTCCGGACGTGGGTAAGGCCGACTCCACCGAAGCGGACGCCAAGGGATTGCTGCGCCTCATCCAGCAGATGGCCAACGAGTTGAAGGCATCCCCAATGTCGGCCATGCCGCGATACAATGCCATGTCTTGGGTGACGCCATGGCGCGATGCTGAAGCCATCCTGTTCGCCACCCCGCAGGTGGTCGCCGCGCTGAACGTGGAAGCATTGGCCGCAGCGTTTAACATCGATCGTGCGAACGTGCCGTATCGTATCATCCCGATTCCGGAGGACATGTTCGGCATCGGCGGCAATGGCGGCAAGGTTCAGGCCGTGCTCACCACCGAAGACTTCTTCTTCCAGTGGGATGAGATGCTGGAGACCACGAATTCCCCGGTGAATCCGATCGACGGCACCCGCAACATCTTCTACAAGCATCGTGGTTCCATCACCCCGAATCCGTTCGCGAACGCCGTTCTCTTCTGGACCGGTGAAGGCTCCAGAGAGTCCGTAACCCTGCCGGATACGCTCACCACCTCCACTCCGGTATTCGAACTGGAGTTGAAGAAGTACGGGCAGACCGCCGTCACCCCGCAGAACGTATCTCGCGGCGGTCTCGTGCAAGTGGCGTCCACCATTACGAGCGCCAACAAGGACAAGGCTTCGTTCCAGCCGACCGGCATCGAATACAAGGTTGAAGGCGAGACTTCGCAGTTTACGACGATCGACAATGACGGCATCCTGCGCTGCGGTTTGGATGAAACCGCCGAAACCCTCAAGGTCACCGCACAGGCCACCTACATCAACCCGGCAACCCCTGAGGTCGATCAGACGGTGTCTGCAGCACTGTCCGTACCGGTGGTCGGCACGTGGGTTGGCGGCTGGAAGATGAGTCCCGTCGAAACCCTTGAAATCCAAGGCGCGAAGACCGTCAAGGTCAACGAGCGTATCACGCTCAAGGCCATCGCCCACAAGACGGACGGCAACACGGCGGACGTGACCAATCTCGCCGTGTGGGCGGCGGCGGATGGAAAGGCCACCGTCGCCCCCAACGGCGTGCTGACCGGCAAGACGGCGGGCGCCGTCAACGTCACCGCGAAATTCGCGGGAGAAATGGGCACAACGGAGGTCACCGTCACCGCCGCCGCCGGCTGACATGGGCCGATAGGCGGTAGAATAGGTGCGAGAAGACTGGTTCTCGCACCTATTTTTTTGAGGAGGACTTCTATGAGCGCCAATGACCTGCCCATTAACTTCAGCTACGCAAAATGGACGCCGAACACCCGTTTCAAACTCTGCAATGTCCCGTGGGACATGGGCTACAGGGATATCGTCACATGGGACAAAACCGACCAGCAGGCATATTTCGACCGACTGGAAGGCATCGAATTCACCGACTGCACCATGGCCAAATACGGCCTGCCCGTGAGACTGCCCGTACCGTTCGCGCAGGCATGCCGATACAATTATCTGATCGCCACGAACGACTACGACTTCGACACCCCCCGCAGTTGGTATTACTTCATCCAGACATGCGACTATATCAACGCCAACACCACCCAACTCAATATCCAGCTCGACGTATGGCAGTCATTCCAACATGATATTCAATTGGGCAACGCCTACGTAGAGCGGGGGCATGTGGGAGTCGCCAACGAAAACGCATGGAAAGACTGGGGCAAAACCTATCTCGACCTACCCGAAGGACTCGACACCGGAAAATGCACCGTGTTGGTCAACGAATCATGGAGACCATTGATGGACGTCGGCGAACACGATGGCGTGAAGTACACGTCGTACGGCCTGATCATCGTAAGCACCACCGACCTGGACGCAAACCCGGGCACCAAGGACAATCCGACGGTCAATACTGCCACCGGCAGCGCGTTCGAGAGCCAGCTTAATGGCACATCCATGTATTATCTGGATACCCCCGCCGATATCGTCACATTCCTTACCGAAGGTATGAATGCTCCATGGGTGACTCAGGGTATTTGCGGCATCTACGCCGTACCCCACCTTCCGCAGGCATTATTGGATGGCCAGCCAAAAAAAACGGAACTCTTCGGCCATTCGGTGAGTTTCATCGGCAATTGCTGGGAACTACGCAAACGAAACGACAATAGCAACGCACGCTACACGGATATCATCAACCTCAAAAATTTCCGGAACATATTCACGTTGCCAGAACGCTACCGGTATTTGAAGAAATTCCTGACCGCGCCGTACGCCTATATCGAATGCAGCTGTCTTAACGGCACGGTCATTACCTATGAGCCCGAGCAGATTCCGAGCGCCGATCTGATCATCCGCGAGTCATGGAATTACGCGCCCCCCTCCCCCCGCCTGAACTTCTACGCACGCGGGTATCATGCGGGCAATCTTGGCGATCGCCAACCATTGCCGGACGGCAAAGGCCTGCCCATCGACACGGGCGAAATGTTGAACGCGAGTTTTGGCATCACGAATTTTCCCACCTTCATGTCCGTCAACAATGGCAGTGCCCTAGCCCTTGCCAACAGCGCCTACACGCGCCAATACGCCCAACGGAGCGCCGATTGGGGGTATCAGAAAACCCAAATGGGCATCAACAACGCCTACGCGCAGGCACAATTGGGTACCCAATACGCCAGTGCGCAAAACCGGCTTGGCATGTCGAACCGCAATGCGATGAACGCGATCAGCAACCAGTCGGCGCAGATGGGTACCGATCTGACATTGAAGAATCTTGGATTCGAAAACCAGATGGCGCAGTTGAATACGATTGGAAGTGGCGTGGCGAACGCGGTCGGCTCCGCCGTCACGGGCGATATAGGAGGTGTGGCCGGAGCCATCGCAGGCACGGCGATCGGCGCATGGACGAACCAACAAACCTACAATAACAATGTGTCAACGGCCAACCAGCAATTGGCGAACACACAAACCACGAACAACGCCAGTACCTCACAGGCCAACGCCTTTTCCCTCGCGCAAACCAACTTGAGCAATCAACAAACCATGCAGTTTGCGGACATGAACAAACAACTGGCGCAGGCTACGGCGCAAGGCGATTACGAAAACACGATCGCCGGCATCAACGCGCAGGTCCAGCAGACGCAAACCGTACCGCCTACCACGTCCGGCGCTTTGGGCGGTGATGCATTCAATTTGGCTAACGGGCTGATCGGTGTCATGGTGCGTTTCCGGCAGATTTCACCCGCCGCAATGCAGACAATCGGCGAAGTATGGCTACGCTATGGGTACTATGTGCAACGCTTCATGCGACTGCCGGCAAATCTTATGGCAATGTCCAATTTCACCTACTGGAAACTCCACGAACTGTACGTGAGGTCTTCCACATGTCCGGAAGAGTACCGTCTTACCGTCAAGGGCATTTTCGAGAGTGGCGTGACCGTGTGGACCGACCCGGATAAGATCGGCGTCACCGATTATGCGGACAATGTGCCACTAAGCGGTATCGCATACTAGATATAATGGAGAGAGCGAAATAAACTTTCTCCATTATTTACATTAGGACGGTGATCATGGGTAAACGTAATAATGCACGCAAGGCCGCACACTGGGATAACCAAAGCGTGCTCGGCTCCATGTGGGGCAATCTGAATCTGCCTGAAATGCGGCAATCCTTGAGAATCAACCAGTACATGAAGCTGATCGAAATGCTGGCCGTGAGCCGATTCAAATGGATTAACCTACCCCCGTATATCGATGAACGATATTTGGAACTCACTTTGTTCGAGAACGGGCTGGCCCTCTTTTTTCCCGACAAACGCAAGGGCGTGCACCGCTTCATGGTCACCTCCGGCAATATCGGCGGCGTCAACAATTACAATAACCCCACCAGTTTCCAACCGGTGGCCGCGGGATACTCGCACCCGCAGGTTGGCAGCAGGGAGTGCGTACCCATTTGGGACAATCAGCTACGTTGCACCATGATCGATGTCATGTGGAATTATGCCACGCGACTCGCCATCGCAGACCGCGCGTTGGACGTCAACCTTGATAATATCAGCGTGCCGTTGATCATCGCCACGTCCGAAACCAATAAATTGACCGCCCAAAATCTCATGAAGGCACGCGAGGACGGTGACCCGTACGTGTACGCCTACGACTCGGCAGACATTACCGGCATGTTCCAAACCTTTCCGAATATGACCCCCTTCTTAGCAGACAAGATCATCACCACGAAAACGCAGATATGGAACGAACTGGTCAACTATCTTGGCATTGACAATTCGACCACCGAAAAAAAAGAGAGGCTGCTGGAAAGCGAGGTCACGGCAGGCAATTCACGTACGAACGTGTTCCGCCTGAGCTATCTCAAAGCGCGTCAGCAGGCGTGCGACACCATCAACCGACTGTGGCCGCAAATGGCCGACTCTGGATATCCTATCGGCATTGGATGGAACGACACCACCAGCGGCGGCCTATTGGACGTGGAAGGCAACAAGGAGGAAGACTAATGGTGCAAGACCTGAGCATGTATGCAGTCAAAGACAGCATGGCAGATTATACGCTAACCTTGGGCAATCTTATCGACCGTGGTTGTAATACGGACGAAAAACTGCATTTAAGTTCGCAATATTATCCGATTTTCGATGAAAACCATAGGGCGACATTGAACGAGAAAATCGTAGCCCACTACGCATTGCGCGAAATCGGGTCGGAAACGCCACAAATGTTCGTCTTTTACTTGGGGCGTACCATGCGGGAGCAAATGGATTACTTCAACCAATTATACGTGTCGGCGCAAAGGAAGTTCGACCCGTTCATCACGTCCGATATTCGACAGGACATGGATTCGACCAGCAGCAACGAGTCAAGCGGCAGATCGAGCGGCACGCAATCCAATGAATCTACCGCCAACAGCACGTCCGACACCACCGCCGACAATTCGTCGATGACGTTTAATTCCGAGTTTCCGCAGACCCGTATCGATGATTTTAGAAAGTATGCCACCACCGCAAGCCAGACGGATTCGACCGGCAATACGCATACAGCCACACAGCAGGACAGCACCGCCACCGCAACCAGCACCAGCAACACCGACTATGCGCACTCCTCGGACAGAGGAAATTCCGTGTCGCACACGCTTGGCACGAGCGGGTCACAGTCCCAATTACTGCTTGATTGGCGTAACACCATGCTTAATATCGACATGATGGTTATCAATTCGCTCGAAGAGCTCTTTTTGGGTATGTGGGGCAGTGGGGACAATATGACCAACGTTCCGCAATGGTATTCCACGAGTCTTGCCTATAATCTCGGCCATTAGAGTATACTTATAAAAGACAGATTGGAGGATTATGGACGGAATCGACATGTGTGCCGCGCCGTTGGACATCGACCCACGACAACGCTATTTCACGACGGTTCAGCCGTTCTCGTACCGCGATACCCTGACGGTGCTGGGGTATGTGCAGGAGGTGGCCGAGCATCTTGACCAGCTCGGAGAACAGTTGGACAATCTCGCCAAAGACGAAAACGCGGACGTCGAAGCGATCAACGGGATACTGGCGCAAATCGCAGCATGGCAGGCCAGCGTCAACACCACACTGGATGATCTTGCGAACAAGGTAGGACAATACCAGACCTCGACGCTCACCTATAATCCGACCACCGGCAGGTATGAGGATTCGAAACACACCGACCGCGACATGTATCGCGAGTTGGCCGTATTCGGAGCACGGGTGACCCAGATGGCCACCATGACCACCGCCGAAGCGGCGCAGCATGATTGCATCACATGGGCGATCGTGGGCAATCGGGAAATCTTCGGCCATGAGGAACCGCGAGTCACCCCACGGGAAAGGACACGACAGCAGTGAGCGACGATCGATACGGCAGGACACAGCACATGCTCCTACCCCTCTATGCGGACGATACGCCTATGGATTTGAGGGACGGGTATAATGAAGCCATGAGAATCATCGACAAGAAAATCAATCAGCTTGAAATACTTATCCGCGAAACCAAAGGAGACAACCGGTGAGCACCGTATACGACAAGACCGACAATTATTCGCTCAACCTGTATGGAGACAATGACCCCGCCGACCTCAGGGACGGCTATAACGGGTCCATGCGTACCATTGATACCACATTGGGAACGCATTTGAATCGTATCGAAGGCGTGGAAGCACGTGAAACCCACAACGAAGCAGTGAACAAGGCCCTGCTTGGAGACAATACGGTGGATAAGGCCACCGCCGCAAAAACCAAGTGGGATAAGGCGGGGGAGGACGCCATCGCAGCAGGAGGCAAGGTCGATGCGTGGAATCGCGGGTGCAAGTACTTGAGCAGCCAAAACAAAGGAATATCGTACTTCTTGGCGACTCATGGACGGTAGTGCACGACAACGCACTGTTCAACCGACTGAAGAGCGATTTACCTAATGCGATTTGGCACAATTATGGAATTAACGGCGCAGTCGTGCAACGGCTCCCCGAGATGATCGAACACGCCAAAGCAGACAGTGACCTGCATCATGATGAAGTGACTGACGTCGTTATTGTCATGGGTACCAATAACGTTTTCTGGACAAACCTAGACGGCTATGCGGACATTTCGAGAGATTCGGCCTACAAGGCCTTCGTGTCGGTGCGAAACTATTTTCCTTATGCCAACATTTTATTTTTTCCAAATAATTCCAAGACTATGAACGACGGACGCAACGAATTGTATGCGTATATGGCAGAAGGCGCACGAAGGGCTGGCGTAGGTGTCGTCCTTGAATCGTTAGTGCTATTATGCGGTCACTTAGAATGGTTTAACGGGGATGACCAAGAGGGCGTGCAGCATCTCAGCGACGGCGGTTATCGCGAGTTTGCGGACCGAATTTCATGCGTACTGCAAGGCGCTTCCATGTATCAAGGTGGACTTATCGGACCGCCACAGTCCGGTACGGCATACAGCAATCCAGCCAGTCAGGCAGAGGTAGATGAAGATACCGTGCAAATTTATTACGGCAATCCGTTAAGGACAATTGGATGGCTGTCTAATCCAAAGGTCTCTTACGCCTACCGCAGTGATCAAACGGTAGACGTCTTGATTAAAGGCGTGGTACATATCTACAGTAACGAGACAAGTCTACCCACTGAGGGTGTCTGTTTTATCGGATGTCCGAACTGGTGGAAACGTATAGCCAAACATACTTTTCCATATCTTTTTCTTGGGTCATTCTATAATAACGGTTGTTTAATTTCGCATACCGAATCCGGATATGGCGACGATTATATGCTCTACTTGGATTCGACATACGGCAACCAGTGGTTAACTAAATCATTTTATTTCAGAATACCTATGACAACTCAATCGACCGTAGGCAAGACGATTACCATTAGCGCGCGCGGCCTGCAGACGTCGATAACCGGAGAGGGGCGCTAGTACACATAATGGCCATATCTTCTATAATAGAAGATATGGCTATTACCTTACCTCAATGGATCGCACAGACCCAAGGCCGCTACTGGGATATGGATGGCGCGTATGGCGCGCAATGCTGGGACCTATGGGCCAAATATTGCATGGACTTGTACGGCATGTCCATACAGGACTGCATCACTCCCACCGGCTATGCGGGTGGACTGTATACCTCGTACCCCGTTTCGGCGCGGTGCGAGCAAGTGTACGAACGCATTCCAGCCAATGGGTACTCCCCCGTGGCGGGAGACGTGGCGATATGGGGGTATAGTGCATATACCCCCTACACTCATGTTGCCATAGTCGCCGGCGATGGCATGACAAACGGCAATATTTACGTCATTACGCAGAATCCAGATGCTAGCGCACTCAAATGGCTCCCCACCTCCGGACTATTAGGCTACCTACATCCCCGTACCATGCCGAAACCGGGCGCGGACAATCCCACGGGCGACAACAATCAGGGACACCCCGACACGGCACGCGGAGGAGCATGGATACACTGGCAGGGCGACAACCTCTACCTGCATGAAACCGACAACAGCGGAGCAAAGACCCGTATCTTCTACAAGACTGCCGCTAATAATTTTTCCGAAAAAGCGCCGCAAGGGCAACCATCCGACGGTAACGGGCAGGCGCACCCGTCAACCTCGGTATCGTCGGAAAACTCTTACGCTTTATACGTGGTCGGCACGGTGGAAGCCGGTTTGCGCTGGAATGCAGTGGAAGCGGCTAATCTACAAGGTATCGGCATAGCCCAGTGGAGTTTCGGACGCCGACTGCAAGTACTCAACGCAATGAAAGCGGCAGACCCGACCGGCTATACGGCATTCAAGACCGCCGCCCCGCAGATCGCCGCATTAATGGAGTCGGGAGGTGGGTTTACACGGAACCTTACGCAATCGGAAGCCATCGCATTCCAGACATGGGCGCGGCGTAGTGAATCCCGCGAGGGACAGCGCAAGCAGTTTGCCGAGGATTACGCCGGATATCCGCAAGAGTATGAGGATGACAAAATGCAAATACTGTGGATAACAGCCTATCACCAGTCACCCGCCAATGCGCTCAAAATCCCGAAGGCGTCGAATCTCGCACAGCTCAAGGCCAATATCTTAGGTACATATCCGTTCGGGCCGTATACGAATCGCTATAATCAGGCGTATTCATTGTTGAGCGTGTGGGATGGAAAATCAAATCCTCCCGCATTCTAACATGTGATATAATAAGGAATGTCGGCATGTGATGACTTCCCTTGAGCCGACCGTAACTAGTGGGAGCGTAACGGTGGTCATGACGTTACGCTCTCATTGTTTGAGGAGGTAAGCACATATGGCGTTGCAGACGTTGGCCGAAGACGACTACTATGATCTGCATAACCTGCTCACCCGCAACGCGCCATGGAATTTCATCATCGGCGCACGAGGACTCGGCAAAACGTTTGCCGCAAAACGTTACGGTATCAAGGAATACATCAAACACGGTCACGAGTTCATCTATTTGCGTCGTACGGACGTGGAACAACACCGTAAGGAAACGTTCTTCAAAGACATTCAAGAGTTCTTCCCCCAATACGAGTTTCGCGTGGATGGGGGAAAAGGCCAGATTCATAAAACGTCATGGGATGAAAAGGACTGGCGCACATGCTGTTATTTCGTAGCGCTCTCACAAGCAGGCGGATTGAAATCAGTCGCCTACCCTAAAGTGCACTTGATCATATTCGATGAAATATTTCCCGACAATCTGAGATTCTTAAGCAATGAGGTCAACAGTTTCAGCGAGTTTTACAATACGGTAGACCGTTGGCAGGATAGGACAAAAGTGCTATTCCTCTCTAACGCGGTGCAAAAGGCCAACCCGTATTTTGCGAAATACCGGCTGGATATTGGCGCACAACAGGTCAACCAGCAACAATACAAGCTCTACTGCAGGGGATTCGTGTGCCTCGAACTGGCCGACTATGGCGGATTCTCGGCCAAAGTCGCACAATCCAAGTTCGGACGGTTTCTTGAACAGTACGATAGCGACTACGCGGACTACGCGATCAGAAACAAGTTCCGGGACGAATCAGACACGCTGTTGGCCCCCGTTCCGAGCGACGGCGAACTCTCCTATATTCTGGACACTGCCGACTATGCACGATTCGGAATCTGGGTAAGCGTATCCGAACGTGACGGGCACGTTTCACAATATGTTTCACGCCGTATCCCCAAAGACAACAATCGACCCGTCTACACACTCGACCCCAATCACGTTGACGAAAAAACATGGTACGTCAAAAAATCAGACGATATCATACGACGACTCACCACCGGCTATCGACTAGGTAAAATCCGTTTCGACGATTCACAGGTAAAAGCCGAT